CACAATTAGGTTTATCTCCATAATTTGTAGGTGTTGCTAGTAATTGTCCATTTTTCATCTTTGGAAAATACCATTTGACGTCATTATAAAAATTTACGATTTCTATCTTTTTAAACTCTACCCTAAACGAACTTAATGGATTAAAACACAATGCTTCAAATCCTCTATCATTTAAACTAGTTAAAGGTAAAATTTCAATGTCTGTTGCGGCTGTGCTATCTCCAACAGCAATACTCCAATCCAGCGGCATAGCAATTTCATCGTCTCCGATTCTTAATACCATTGCTGGAGCATTGAAGCTTTCCAGAAATATAAGTGGCATAAAAAAGAAATCAGGTTCATTTGGATTGCTATTGTCTAGCACCGCAAATCTAGTGTTTTCATCCACTTCTTCTGGTAAATTGTTTAATGAAAACGTCTCGTTATCTAATGTTAATATCTGCATGATTCCTTATTTTTGCCAGTCCACTTTTTCTAAAGTAAATGGATATTTGGCATCCTTGTAAAATTTTTTCCTCGTTGTGAGGTGGCGCTTGGCGAATTTACAAGTTGAAGTTATGTCCCAGATTTGTACAAAGTCCTTATCTTCTGCTTTTCTTATTCCGCGGCCAATGCTTTGGATAACACGGACAAAACTCTTTCCGGGTTCCAGCAATACCAGATTAAAAATCCTAGGGATATTAATACCAACAGCGGCCACACCAAAAGTCGCCACAGTAACCTTGTTATCATTTGTTGCATGTTCTTTGTACTCTTCTGCACGTTTAGTGCCTTTAACTTCACCTGATATAAAAACGGCGCCTTCGATCATTTCTGTTAATAATTTGCCTGTATCAATCCTATTAACTAGGATCAATGTATTGCCTGTCTCTGCTAAGCCTTTAATTAATTTACTAAAATACGTCATCCTGTCTTTGTTAGTGACAAGATATTTTAATTCTTCTTGATATGTTTTAAATTCTGGTAAATCTATGAGTTGTAGTACGTTGACATGTAAATTACTGAGTACACCCATCTCTTGTAATTCATGTGCTTTGATGCCGCCAACTACTGGACCAATACTAGCAAAAATAGGTTCTGCTTCAAAAGCATCTTTAGGAACTGTACCAGTAAGTCCCCAACGAATTGGCGCATTACATAAGTTAATTGTCAGCAAATTCTTAAGAACTTCTGCTTTAGCCATATGTACTTCGTCAACAATAACAGTCTTAACACCGTCGAGAAATTCTGCTAGCGTAATAGCATTTTCTAAATCCCAATTTTTACTTTTCTTATCTAAGACATTAAGACTTTGCCAAGTACAGATAGTGTGTGTCTTATTAAGATCCTTTCGATCTCCAAAATAAACACCTACATCTAATCCAACATTTCGATAATCTTCTTCTGTTTGTACGACTAGGTCTTTGTTAGGTACAATGACAATGGTGCGGCCATATTTTTCTGCACAATGACTTAATGTTGCTGTCATAATAGTTTTGCCAGCACCTGTAGCAACTTCTTGTAGTGCTTGAGTATTGGTAAAAAATCGGTTTACAACCTCAACTTGATCTTCTCGTAATACAATTGGTTGTCCCGCAAACCTGTGACCTTTGGGCCACACTTTGCCTTGGTCAGCCCAGTAGTGTGTTGTTACTTCTGTAAATTCAATCTTACGAGTTGTGCGTAAATCTTCCAATTCATCGATATCAATATCCATGTCAGACAGGACACTAAGACACTTTTCCAGCTGGCTCAGATAACCATTACCACCGAGGCCAAACATACTTACTTTTCCATCCCAACGACCTAATTTATAAGCAGGTCTATATCTTGCTGTTGGATCTTCATACTTAAAAGTGTTAGTCAGTTTTTTGCGACCTTCAAGAGGTAACCCTTCAAATTTAATGTTAACCTCATCTCGAATTACCAATTTTACTGTCATTTTAATAATACCTTTTTATCGAACATTGTATCATCTTCTGACCATTCTACAATGCAATCGCAACAATTAACATATACACTCGTCTTGCCGTGACGTAGTCCCATCTTAGTACCTAGTGTAATAACACTCAAAGGTTTCCAGGCATTTTTTAAGAAAAATTTCGGGATTTTTCCACTCATTACTCCTGCTACTTTTGAAGTTTCATCTAGCTGTTGATTGTACTTGTGTTCGGCAATAAAATTATTGAATTTTTTACCCATGTCATCATTAGGTAATCTAAAGTAAATACCGACCCCATCAAAAATACCATTTTTTTTCAGGGCATCTGACAAAAATTCCATATTTTCTAGGTACTTGTTATTGACTATAGTATCAAACACCACTAACATTGGCAATCTTTTTAATTCTACTAAACTAGCAACCACCTCATTTAGCGAGTGTTGATTTTTATCAATCCAAATTCGAGATCGTGACCTGGAGGCAATTACCTCGGTTAGCGTTTCACCGTGATTTTTTGCATTTTCTGTAAAATACTGATATCGCATACTTCTATCGGTTATGATATTTTGATCAATCTCAGTGGCAATGCCAAGGTCATCGGTTATTGCTTTGTGAAAATTTGTATTGGTCATGTTAGTTATTAAAAATTGGTTCCTAACTTCATTTTCAGACCATGATTTTATGGTTGTATAGTGATTTTTAATAACTTCATCTATAGTAAAATCTCTCTGGCTCAAATTTTCTACCAGACCTACGATATTTTTTTCAGTTAGGTCGCATGTCCATATTTTTTGAGAAGATGTGGCAACCAGGTTATCTAATTTTTGACCTAAATTTTGCAAAATTTTGCGAATTTCACTACTGAAGGTAAATTCTATGAAAATGATCGATTCGCCGTCTTCATTTTTTGAAATATAAATTTTTCTTACCTGTTCTATCTCTCTAAAATTTTTCGACCACGTGGGAATGGTTAATGCGGTGAAAATTTCTTCGGAAAAAACGGTCATTTTTTTACCATTTTCTCGTAGAATTTTCATTAGTAGTTTACTTTGGTTTTCTGTAATGAAAAAATGGCTGGAAATTGAGGTAGCAAGGCTTCGTAACACCCTAGAGTCTTTACTCGGTATTACTTCCTCTATAGTGGGTGCATTGTGATTTACAATTTTTAGTAATAAGTTATCAACAGTCGTCATAGTGTAAGTATATGCTAACTTTCTTCAAAGGTCAACCGAAAAGAAAAAAATAGGCCTCAATATTATTTAAGGCCTGTGGTCGATATTTCGAGCAGATTAATTATAAGGTTGCGTCTTCCATACCTGCTACCCTCAATTTTACAATATTTGTAATTTGCCACTGTTTTTGGTCAAGTGCTTTGGTAATACCTAACCACTTGTTACGTAGTAAGGCAAATTCGTTGATAATTTTTTCAAAATCAACTACATCTGCCTCGCCTTCGCAATATCTTTCACAATCGCGACTACTTAGCGCACGTTGATAGTTCTCTAAGTATTTGCGAAAGTGTTGGCTTTTAAGTCTGCGTAATTCAATGTTTAAATATTCTAAAATTGCTTCAATTTCTTGTAATTGTCCAAACCTGTGTTCAACTATGCCGGGCATTGCTGCCGCGGCACGTTCAACATTGCCTGAAATGTGGCATTCTTTCTTAGCTTCTATTAATTCAGCTTCAAAGTATAATGCCGCATCGGGAATGTTAGAAATATCCTTAGCAACTTCAGAGTACCATCCCATTAGAAATCCAATTCTCTATAATCTTCGTCTTCTGGCTCTGCATCTTCATCTTCGTTAAGATAATAAGCAATAGCTTGATCAAGAATTTCGTCAACACCGGTGGCATTTTGCAATGTACGGTCGCTGACACCAAAATCTGCAAGCAAATCGATATAACGTTCTGCTACAGTTTCTAATTGTTTCTTATCTATGTATTCAACAAAGTTTAACCAGATGTCGCCTACTTGAGTTTCATTCAACATTTTCTTCTGTCTCCTCAGGAATGGTTGTTGTTGTGATTTTTATATGATAATTTTCCATTATCATATCTAATTTATCATCTTTCCATTCTTTTCGGTACAATAAGGTTTCTTCGCCAGTAGTCGGGTCGACATATTTTAGTCGATTGCCTTGTTGTACAAGGATACCTTGTTTTTCTAGCATATCAACCATACCACTATAAGGATTCATACCAGTTTCATATGGAATCTTAATCTGTACAGTTTCAAACGGCTTACTATAGCGTGTTTTCATAATCTTGCAGGCTGCACGAATACCCATAACATCACTTACTTTATTACCGTCTTCGTCTTCTTTCAACTTCAACTTTTTCATAGCAACAACGATTGAACTTGCATAAACGAAGCCTTGTCCGCCTGAAATCTTGTCATCTGGATCAAACATATCTTGACTTGCGTATGTATGATTAGTACAAACCATACCAACATTATAATTACCAAACATATTAACACAATTACGAACAAGTGCTGTAAGTGCTTTAGGTTTACGACCCATATCGCCCTTCAAATCTCCCGCTTCAAACTGATTGATATCGGTAGGGGTAAGCAACATACCCAATGAGTCTATGACAAATAAGACTTTAGGACGCTCGGTCATTTCTTTATACTCTTTCATGAACTCGTGAATGGTTTTTGCTACATCATCGATCATAGCCATGTTGAGTTTAAGAAGTTTCTCTTCGCTAGTGTCTACACCTAAATCGTGTAACCACTTTTCATCTAGAGCATTTTCTGTATCAACTAGGATAACATAGATGCCTTGTTGTTGTGCGTTACGAACTAGATTGCCTGAACAGATAAAACTTTTACCTGCGCCAGATTCTCCGGCAAACACAGTAACTTTACCTAACGGAACTCCTCTGTGGAAATCTCCGCTGATTAGATAGTTAAGCGTATAGTTGCCTGTACTAATCCAATCTGTAGGATCATTAAATCCTACACCTAGACCATCAATACTTTTAGTCAAGGTTTTTCTAAATTTCGATAGATCGAAGGCTTTTGTAGCCATAAGTTAATTCTCCTAAATAAGATAACCGGGGCGTACAACTAGGTTGCAGAGGCCCAGGCCGTTTACGCTTTTTGACGATTGCGAATCATTGCCAAGATGTCTTGGGCACGTGAATCACCGCCTGCACTTGCTTCAGCTTTTGGTGCTGGAGCAGGAGCTGCCTTAGCTACTGGTGCTGGTTCATCATCGTAATCATCACTTGCTACTGGAGCAGATGATGCTTTAGGAGTTGCTTTAGGATCGCCAGTGTTTTGGCTCATACCTGCTGGTTTGAAATATTGTCCCCAACGTTCCATATCATATGGCTCGCCGTCTACTGAAGCTTCAAACATCTCTTTCATAACTTTCAATTCAACTTCACCTGGCTTCTTAGGTAAGAAATCGCTCAAGTTAAACAAACCATATTGTTTGATAGCCGCTTGCTCTACATCGTTTAGTGG